ATAACTCAAAAAGCTATAAACTTTGGGGCTAACACTGGCACTAACGCTATAATAGACTACTTTGGTGGCAATGATCCGCAAATAGCGATGGCAGGGTATCAAGGTTCGGTACCAGAGTATGATATGCTACGAGAGCGCGTGCCGGGTACATATGATCCTAATCGCCGCCCCGGCAGCAGTGGGCAAAGGTATTTTACTACACCGAAATTTGTACCAAGAGGCACACTTCCTGAACCTATGAGTGCGGAAGGGCTTGCCGCATTGAACGCTAGTAACTCTGCTCGACGAACACGACCTGTAGGCACGGGTATGGCTGAAGGAGGCATTGCTCAACTTAAAGAAGCTACATATCTTGATGGAGCTAGCGATGGTATGGCTGATGAAGTGTCTGCTAGTATCGAAGGTGAACAGGAAGCAATGTTGAGTGATGGTGAGTTTGTTGTTCCGGCTGATGTTGTAAGTCATCTTGGTAACGGTAACTCAGATGCTGGCGCTAAAGAACTGTACGATATGATGGACCGTATTCGTGAAGCTCGTACGGGTACGAAGAAACAGGGTAAAGAGATTGACCCTAATAAATTTTTACCCGTGTAGGAGGTAAGTATGGGTGCAAATGATATAACACAACCAAATATAAATAACATGCAAGGTTCTGCAGCGGATACAGCTCCTAAAAGTATAGTTGGAGAAGTTACATCTAGAGAATCTGCTCTCTCTAACTATGTTGGTCCTTATGTAACCGAAATGCTTGGACGTGGACAGGCAATAGCCAGCACGCCTTATGAAGCATACACAGGCCCGCTTACAGCAGGTCAAAGCGCACCTCAAACCGCTGCGTTTCAAGGAGTTGCTAATCTAGCAGTGCCGACATCACAGATGGGAGCGTTTACGCCTCAGACTTTTGGTACAGAGCAAGCTACGCAGTACATGAATCCGTATGTGCAAGGTGCGCTACAGCCTCAACTAGATGAATTAAATCGTCAACAGCAGCTTAAACGCATTGATAACGCGGGTCGATTAACCCGTGCTGGAGCCTATGGTGGCGGGCGTCAAGCTGTTATGGAGTCTGAACTTGATCGTTCTTATCTTGATAAAGCCTCAGAGATTACTGGGCTAGGATACCTTGACGCTTACAACAAAGCTCAACAGCAATTTAATGTAGAGCAAAATCGCGGTATGTCAGCACAGAATCAGGCAAATACGTACGGTTTAAATGCTCTACAACAGCAAGCTGGATTAGGCGGTCAACAACGGGCGATTGAGTCTGAGGGTATTAAAGCTGATAAAGATCAGTTTGATTTTGAGCAGTCGTTTCCATACAAACAAGCCCAGTTCCAGCAATCGCTCTTGCAAGGATTACCTCTTGCAACTCAAAGTTACAGTTATGCACAACCTAGTGCTTTACAAAACATTCTTACTGGAAGTGCTGGCTCGCAAGACATACAAAAATCACTTTTTGGTGATAGCGGCGGTATAGGTGGACTTTTAAATAGTTTGTTTGGAGAAAAAGATCCTACATACTCTCAACCAACAACTCCTAGCAGCAGTTTTCCTGATCTTACTAACGCAGGAGGAGTTGCTGACATTGTTTCTGATGGGCTTACAGGTTTTGCTAGTAATTACATAAACAGAAATCTTTTTGACTTAGGGTAAGAGGTAACAATGGCTATTGACCAGCAAATACAAGAAAAAGTAGATGCGTATCGGGACAACCCCGAGGCACTACAGAAAAACTATCAGATGAACCAAGATCTTTTAGACTTGTTAGCCTTGCAAAAAATTAAGTCTGAGAAAGATGCTGCAGCACGTGAGCTACAGATGTCTATGGAGCAAAACCCACAGACTGTAGCTGGGCAGCGCGGAGAAGAAGCTATAGGACGCACTAAAGATGACCTTGTTAAACAGGTAGGCGGCGTTGCTCAGACTCTAGCTAGCCGACAACAACAGAATATGCAGAGAACAGCCGCAGGTGTTGCAAGTCAACCCGCACCAAATATGCGTATGGCTGGCGGCGGCATTGTTAGTTTTGCACCCGGTGGTGCTGTTAAAACTACTAAAGAACTTCTTGCTAGTGTTGGGTATACTCCTCAAGCATTTTCCGCACTAACTGAAACTGAAAAACAAGAAGTTTTAGGAAGAGTTAACAAAGAAATTCTGTCTCCTACCCCGGTAAAAAATGATCCAATTGCCTTAAACGCATTTAGAGGGGCTGTTCGTCCAATGGATCAATTTAAAGGTTCACAACAACCTACAGTACAGCCTATAGATATGTCACGATTACAATATGCTTTGTCCAATGAGGCTAATAAAGCAGGTGATGTAACTGCTGATATGTCTGCGCCCGACCTAACTCCAACACAACCACAGGTACGACAAATATCAAAGCCGCCAAGTTCCGGTTCTACAAGGCTAGCACCTTCTACTGTAAGCACTACTAAAAAAAGTGATCTAGAAGATATACTTAAAAGGTCAGAAACTTCTAGAGCAGAAAGAATGAAAGAAACGGCTGAGAACCTTAATAGGTCTGGTGTTGCTAAGATACGCGCTGAACAATTAGCACAGCAAAAAGCCTTGAGTGGGAAAAATGCGGCTGACAGAAAAGAAAATAGATTTTACGATCTTCTTGCCCGTGCTGGAGGCCAAGGCGCGCTTGCTGATATTGGACGTGCTGGTTCTGATTTGCGTCAGGGCGATAGGATGCAGTCACAGCTTGATTTAGATAACTTGTTTGAGCGTGAAGATAAAGGTATCGCAGATGACATAACAATCGGTACAGAGGAAATAAAAGCCGGGGATAGGCTGGAACAAATTATTTCTACAGCAAGCACAGCAGAACTAAATAGAATATCTAAAGAAGCAATAGCAAGTTTAAATTCTAAAACTAGAGTTGACGTAGCGAATTATCAGGCTGGGGTCCAACGAGAAACAAACTTGTTAAAACAACAAGCAGACAACGTTAAAAGTAGAGATGACTCACGGCAGATGCTTTTAAATATTCAAAAACAACTTTCTCAAATGAAATTAGATTCGGCAGAAATAGCTAGAGCAAATTTAGAACAAAGAGGGCTGTTTACAGGAGGTCAAAGCAAAGAAGAAATAGCAGCAATAATGCAAGAGGAAGAATTAAAAATATACCTGACATTAGCGCCGGAAAGAGCAGTATTAGAAGATTCGGCTAAAAAAATAAACCAAACTCTATCGGGGTTTACGGTTAAAAAAATTAATTAAAACTAATTTTACTAGAGTCTTATAAATGCCTACATATCAAGTTACAGAAACTGATGGAAGTGTCTATGAAGTAGATGGTCCTGAAGGCGCGACTGAAGAACAAATTATTAGGGCAGTTCAAGATAGTTTAACTGGGGGAGGTATCCAAGAAGCGGAAGAAGCTAGAAGAGCGTATGACGCGTATTTAAGAAGACCTATAGCAGGATACTCAGAAGAAATAGAAGAACCGGGTATTATTGACCAAGTAGAAGAACTTTTTAAAGGTATTCCCGCCGGTGCTGCCAATATACTTGAAACTAGCGCTCTTGGCCTAATTACTCCGTTTGAAGAAGAAACGGAACTTGCTTTACGAGAAGGAATACAAGGTTTTTTTGATCCTATACAGGAGTTTGTTAGTCCTGATAAAGGTTCAGAAGATTTATTACTGCGTAAGTTTGGTGAAGCACTAGGTTCTTATGGTACTATAGGTGCTACTGCCTTAGTACCGGGTTTTGGACTCCCTGCCGCAGCAGTTTTAACTGGCGGAGCTGGTGCTGGTGAGGCAACTGAACGCGCTCGTGAAGGTGGCGCTACAGAAGACCAAAGAGGACTTGCAGCTCTTTACGGTGCAGGGGTAGGACTTTCAGAACTTCTTCCCATAAATAGAGCAATCAGACTCTTAAAAGGTGGTCTTGGTAATGATGCAGCAGAAGGATTTATTGGGGCTGCTGGACGTATTATTAGAGAAGGTGGTCTTGAAGGACTACAAGAATTTGCGGCTGGTGTAGGGCAAAATCTTATTGAGCAAAAAATATACAACCCAGAACAAGGTACATTTGAAGGTGGTGCAGAACAGTTTGGTCTAGGTGCAGGTGTTGGTGGCTTTGTAAGAGCTGTAGTAGAGTTAATTACGCCTAGAAGAAGAACAGGTGGGCAGGACGAACTAACACAAGGCGAACTATTTGAACCTGATACCGATTTAGGGGCTGTTCCTTCCGCCGCCGGACAAGGTGAATTATTTCCTAACGAAGATTTAGGCGCTGCTCCCGAGCGTGCAGATGCTCGGCAACTTGATCTATTTGGTCCCGCTAGTTCTCCTGAAGGGGAGCAACAGGAATTAACGTTCGAATCTGTACCCGGTGCAGACGCGGAACAGGTAGCGCAAGCTGGGGCTAGAGAACGCGCTGCGTTAGCCGCCGCCGAACGTAATGACGAAACTGCTTTCGCGCAACCTGATTTATTCGCGCTTCAGCAAGAGCAGGAAGGTCGTAGGCTTGGTACACCTCAGTTTCCTGCCGATCAATTCATGGACGTGCAAGAAGAAACAGAAGTTGCTCCAACCTCCGAGATTGGGCAACAGTTTGAACTCGAAGATGCTATTGCTGCTCGCCAACAAGACGATATTGAAACTGCTCAACTAGAAGAAATGTTAGGGCAAGAAGCCGCTGTTCGTGATGAGTCTGCGTTAGAAACTATCAGGGGTCAACTTGATGCTCAACAACAACAAGAAACAGCACAACAACGTAGCGCAGTACTAGATTCGGTATTGACTGATATTGGAACTGCAAGTCGTGCTAACATTGCACAACGCTTTTCTCAAGCGCTTGCAGATGCAGGGGTAGCAAATACCACACCTACACAACAAGAATATAGTCTTATTAGCAGAGCAACTGATGCTGTTGCGGCTACACGAACCCAACGTGATGATGTTCCCCCCGCTGGTCCTGTGCCTAGTAGAAAAGAAGCTCGCGCTCAAAAAGGAACTGAAAGAACAGCTAAAGATCAAGCTGCTGCAGAACAACGTACTAATACCCGTATCCTTACGGAACAAGACCTTGAGTGGGGTCCAAAACAAATTAAAGATTTACAGGGGCAAGATATTGGTAACCCCGGCCCTGCACAAGACAGGATGCAGCAACAACTAGAGATGCTAGAAAAGAACGCAAAGGGGCTTAAAAAACCTAATGCTATAGCTGCAAATAAAGCAAAACAACAAAGAGCTAGAGAGTTACTAAGCGGAGAAAGGCGCACCGCTTCCGGCACTTCGAGCGTTGACACTACGCAGGAAGAAGACGTTTTTGACACAACTACAGTAGAAGAAGCTACACCTACAGACGCAGCGTTTGCCATACAAGAGGGAGAAACAGATGGAACAGGTACCCCAGATCCAAATATTGACCTTACCGGTGTCAACCCTAGCGACCTTGTCAAAGTCCCAGTTAGAGCGAGCAATGCAGCTCCTGTACCAGTATCCAGTGCTGTGGACGGAGATACCCCCGGACCTGTTACACCTGCAAATGTTGGAGTGGGAGATACTACGCCTAGCGATGGAGGAGCTACTACAGGAACTGGAGAACAGCTCAATACATTAACGGGTCCACTTAAAAACGCCTTTAAAGGACTTACTGAACCTGTAGAGACAACAGAACAAGCTAAAACAAAACGTACTAAGAAGCCCGCTCCGAAGAAACCCGCTCCGAAGAAACCCACGGGTGCTTTTGAACGTGCTATAGCTGCAACTACAGCTAGAGGGGTTGAACGTGGTGAAACAAATGAAGAATACCTCAACAGGGGTCGATCATATTCCGAAAAAGAAATTACTGTATTAGAATCTCTTGCTCCTTATAGATATATTTCACCAGAAAATAAAGAAAGACTCCGACCTTCAAAGGATGATCCAAGCAAAGGTAATTATAGTGTAGAAGAAGATATAGTTCCTGAGTCAAGCCCCTTTACCTCACAGGATGCTGTAAAGATCGCTAAACTAATCGATGAGGGAACAGTATCGCGTAATAAGAATGGGAAAGCAGCTAAAGTTTATTTAGGTAATATAGGCACTGCTACTCAAGGTCTTGCTTCTGCAGTGTATGATTCTGTTTACAAAACACCGCTATTCACTGTTTCTGGTTTAACAAAAGAAGAAATCGCAGTAGAGCAACCTAAATATAGCCAAACTGGAGGAATACACGCAGGTAGAGCGCTTGCTTGGGCTAAAGCTAATCTATCTCCTAAGACACAGGCTTGGATTGCAGGAGAAGAACGGCGGTTTACTAAACAAAGAAACATAGATTTAAGACGTACATCTCGTTCAGGAAGTATTATTGATGGGGTAATAGCCGAAAACGACCTTAGAATACAAAAAATAGAAGCTGTAGATACTCAAATAGACAAAGAAACTGCCACTGCAAAAGCAGATAAGGAAGAACAGGATTTTAGAATACAACAAGCGTTAAATAAAACAAATGATGATCTTCAAGAAAAACTTCTACGAATAGATCAGGTTGTAGGACTTGATTTGCCTACACACCCGGAAGTAAACAACTTATTACGTGCTGGTAAGTTAAAAGAAGCACTACGAGTTCTTGCTGCCACATCACCAAGTAGTCGTGTATCTCAAATGGCTAGGAAGTATGAACAAAAGTTAGGCGATACAAAGGTAGAAGTTGTAGAAAATCTTACTAATAAAGCAGGTGTTTCCGCTGCTGGTTTATTTGATCCTGAGACTAATACTGTTAAGATAAACGCAACAACTGGTATCAACGCACATACAATTTTACACGAAAATACCCACGCTCTCACTTCCGCAACACTGGCTAATCCATCACATCCTCTTACTAAGCAGCTTACTAAACTCTTTGATGATGTTAAGGACTCACTTGGAACTTATTATGGTTCACAGAACGTAGATGAGTTTGCCGCTGAAGCCTCTAGTAATTTAGAGTTTCGACAGGCACTTGCGGGTATTAATCCTAAAGGTTCGCCAATCTCAGCATTACAAAAGTACTTAAACATAATCGGCAACTTCGTACGCCGTATGCTGGGGATGCAAACTAAGCCACTAGGTTCAGCACTAAATCAGGCAGATCAGTTTATAGAAGCCATGCTTGCTCCGGCTCCTGATTCGCGTGATGCTGGTGAATTGCTGATGAGTTCTACGGCTGATGGTGTTAAGCGTATTATGGAAGGGCTTGGAAAAGTACAGAAAAAGTTCTCTAAACCTATTACCAGTAAACAGCGGCAAGAATTTTCTGAAAAAGCAGTGAGTTTTCTACAGGATGGTAGAATAGCCGAAGGATTCAAAACATTCTTGTTAAGTACTCTTGGCACTAAGTCCCTCGCTGACGTATCGTTGCGAAATGGTTTCCGTGATATTGGTTTAAAAGTACATCAGCTAATTGGAGATCAACGAGGAGATATTCAAGAGTCTGACAAAATTGTAAATAAGTTTATAAAAGGCACTTATATACCGTGGGCAGACGCAAACCCAAAAGCTCAAGCTGCATTAGACCGGGTAATTTACAGTGATGAACACGGCGCTACTATCTATCAGGTTGATCCAACTAGATTGCAAGATTATTACAAAGGTAAGACTGACGATAGTGGGAATGATCTTGAAGCCATATGGAAAGCGCAACGAAAAGATTGGAATATAGTACAAGAGAGTAGATACAAGGGTAAGACTGGAGTAGATGTCTTCAGTAGTATGCGTAAACTTTATAAAGATCAGTATGAAAAGTTAGAGAAAGTTATTAACGGCGAGATTGACGCTCTTATGCAGAACGACCCTGATGCTGCTAAACGTCTTAAAAATGAAGTATTCGCAAAACTCTTTGAGGCTGGTAAATTAGACGTATACTTCCCCTTAGTTAGGCAAGGGCGTTACAAATTATCATACGCTATGAAGAATCCTAAGTCTCCACGTGAAGCATATGTTGTTCGTATGTTTGACACTAAGAGAGAGCGCAATACAGCGAAGAGAGAAGCTGAAGCTGATGAGGGTATAATATCTATTGACACTTCTGATGGAGATATGCAGTTAAAAGATTATAGTAACGCACCTCCTACCTCGTTTGTGAAAAATACCTTAGACATACTGAGAACTAAATCAAATGCTGATACAGATACACAAGAAGCTATCATGCGGTTGTTTATTCAGACGCTACCTGAAACTTCTTTTGCTAAATCTCTACAACGGCGTAAAGGAACTCCGGGGTACATACAAAACTCTTTAATTGGTCTTAGAACAAAAGCCTACGATATAGGTCGTCAAGCAGTTCGCCTAGAGTACGCGGCACGTTTACGTGCGCTCGAAGGGGAGATAAACGGGGTTAAAGAACCCACTACGCAACCCGCTGAGTCTTTAATGGGTAAAACTAAAGACTCTATATCGGCTAGCTTCGAGAGTACTAGAGCAGAGTTATTGAGCCGCGCTAAGTTTGCTCGATTAGGCGCTAAAAACAAAGGTATGGAGCGATTCTATAAAACCGCTAACCAAGGGGCGTTTGTGTACACAATTGGGTTTAACGTATCTTCTGCTATAGTGAACCTATCGCAAATCCCGCTGTTTGCTTTTCCATATATGGTTGCTCAACACGGTCTCGCCCCTGCATATACCGCACTTGCAAAAGCATCTAGGTTTTCTAAATTAGTTATGATTCCCGCTCTACCTAAATACAGTGACGGTAAACTTAGAGGCGGAGAAAAAGATCAAATAGATGATTATTATGATGTTGATCCCGATGGAAACTACACGGTTAAATCTGGGCTAAAGCTCTACGATGACGCTGCTAAAAATGCTGAAACTATAAAAGAACTAAAACGTATGGCTCCTATAGTTAAACTTGCTTCTCAGCGTGCATATCTTGGGCGGTCTTTCTTAATGGATGAATTGGGTCTAGAAGAAGGCGGTAGGCAAGCACAAGGTAATACAGCTAGTAAGTTGTTAGACAACGTGTCAACCGTGTCGGCGTATGCGTTTAACGCTGTCGAACGATTTAACCGTCAGACAATTGCGTTTGCCAACTATGATCTAGTATTAACTAAACTTGATAGTGGTGATAGGTATTACTCAGAAACACAAGGTAAGTACATCCCACCTAAGACGTTAAATACTGCTCAAAAAGAAGAATTAGCTGCTGAAGAAGCACTTTACCAAACAGAACAGTTAAACGGTGGCATGAGTTTAGAATCAGCACCTAGGATAGCTCAAGAGGGTCTTGGACGTGTAGCTTTTATGTATAAGGGCTATGGTATGAATATGTACTACGCAATGTTTAAAAGCACGGCGCGTATGTTGGATACATCGATAGACCCTGCACTAAGAAAACAGGCTATGTACGAAATAGTAGGGACACACGGGTCTGCATTGCTCATTGCTGGAGTTCACGGCGTTCCTCTATATGGTATCTATACTATGATTGCTAACCTATTCCTTGATGATGAAGACGACGATGCGGATACCATAGTTCGTAAGTACATAAAAGAGGGATGGTATAAAGGTCCGTTGAACGCCACGTTAGGTGTAGATATAGCATCTCGGACGCGTTTATCGGGACTACTGTTCCAAGAGAATCGTTATAATTCTGATCCGTCTCCAGAAGAGTTCCTTGGGTTCTATCTTGGAGGCCCAGCGTTGAGTAGTGCCAAGCGGCTCAAGCGCGGTTATGATAATCTACGAGAAGGTTACTTTGAACGTGGTATAGAAAATCTGTTACCCCCCGGTATAGCAAACGCTTACAAAGCTAGCTTTGGGCGATATGCAAGGGAAGGCGGTATATATAACAGACGCCAAGATCCAATATACGACGATATAACCACGGGTGAGTTAGTAGGGCAATTCTTTGGCTTCGCTCCTACAGGGTACACATTTGAACAAGAACGCAACCAAGCTCTTATGAAGTTAGGACGAAACGCAAATGATCGCAGAAGTAAGCTACTTCGTAAGTTATACCTATCCTACCGTATGGGTGATGCTGAAGGACACGCTGATACTTTAAAAGAAGTACGAAAATTCAATGACCGTTATAGCGGCACTAAAGCGGTAATATCGATAGGCACTATGATGAGGTCTATTAAGACAAACCAACAAAGTTCTGTAAAGAAGCACAACGGTATAAATCTTCCCGCAAACCTTCGTGGATTGTTACTCCAAAGTAGTAGTGAATGGGGTGGATAAAAAACCCCCACCGGTTAGGGTGGGGGCAAGTTTGGGACATCTAGTGTCCCATTAGGAGAACGACAGACAGGGAGATGGCTGTCTCAAAAACAATATCACATCGTCCTCCAAATGCGAATACCTAATATTTCATTCTCCACTACCACTTTCGCTTCAGTTTTGTAGCCTTTATTTACTACTATCTTAGCCGCTTGGCGCATTGCTTCCTCAGTATTTATACATGGCACGAACACAGAAGTACCTACGTCCATATCGGCCCACTTCACCACGACTCTAACTCCGTCAGGATTTAGATCGTCAGTCTTCAGTACCCCTTGCTTCATCACTTTCCTCAATAGAACAACTTACTACAATAACATCAGTGGGTGGCAACTGCATATGTGTGCCTTTACTTAACCGCATTTTAGCCTTGGTTGCGTTCATCTTGGTCTTTAAATCTTCCAAGAACGCCGCGTAATTTATCTGTTGCTCACCACACCACGCTTTAAGAGGTTTCGGTATAAGGTAGGCTTTCTTTATATCTGTTTCGTATCTAGCTACTAGCTTACCTCTAGGCAATGCTTCCGGCACAACAAGGGAATCTAGACCATTGTTGTTCTGCTTACGTAGATCGTCTGTGCTTTTAATCCATAAGACATTACTCCAATGTTCGTGGATGTAGTCGTTCAGAACCTCTTCTACGGATGCGTTCATATCCGACACGTAGTGTTTATTCTGTTTCAACAGGGAAACAGCCCACTTAAATACCTTGCCTACATCGTAGTCAATAAGCCCTGCACGTTTCGCTAGCATAAGCCCTGCTATAGTATTAGTGGCAAACGCAGACCAGAATCTGTTCTCAGAAGTAAGCCCCGCCGCAGTATCAATTTTAACTCTGACTTCTTCTATAAGCTTCTTAACCGCGTCTAAATTAGTTATAACGTACTGTACGTACTCCTTACCGGCAGTACCGTAGTGATTATCCAATGCCGCGCTGAAAGTATCTTGTTGTTCTTTATCCTCAGCCTCATTAAATAACCGGTCTACTTTAACCTCTAGTATGCGCTGTGCTTCTGCTTTCGGCATTGCTTTCGCCATACTTATACGCTCGATGATGCTTGTGTTGCCTGTAGTGACCGACAACAACTTCCACGCATCCCCACGATATCGCTCGGCATTACCACCGCTAGTCATACGCCCCCGTTGCCTACCGCCTGTAAGCTGGTACGCAAGGTTACTCAGTTCATTGGCAGTGCTGTTCGTCAATTCATCCATGTAGAGAGGTAGATTGTGATATATTTCCCCCCTGTGCATCTTGATGTTGAACGTGTCATGTTGATTTAAGACTAGTTCTTCTGGCCTTCCCCACACCGAAACACCTGCGAACATAGCTGTAGTCTTACCAACCCCCGATTCCTTACTATGTATATGTAACGCAGCGCAATTTACTGGGGATAAGTTCATAAGAACGGAGCCAAACGAAGACCCAACTACAAATTGATGTAGTTCAAACCCATCTCGGTTATAGAAGTTTATCGTATCTTTCCATTCTTCTAATGTGCCTTTAGGCTCAAATGAAGGGAACAAACCTATAGTCTGATTAGACGGAGGATTGAACTCTACTCGGTCCCCAAATATCTCCTGATTACCTAGTATAAACGACTTACATTCATCACTAGTCCAACCAAATTGTTTGTGTGCTTCATCTGCCATACTGTTTGCCTGTAACTCGTTAACCCATGTTGTTGTGTAGTGCATAATCTCATCCATTTTACTCACGGCTACGCCGTACATAGACATCTGCTTGCGGAACTCTTCACGGGAGTTAACGGCGGTTAGGGGTATCGTAAACTCTCGTACGCCGTCTTTCGGTAAATGTAGCCGCATAACTACAGCTTCACCCAACTCACTATCCCATAGGCGGCGAACAACATACAGATCGTTATGGTATATAGCCTTCTCGGTAACTTCCCCATCAGGAAGTGTTACCCTTGTGTATACGCCCCCGTTTGCACCTCTAAAGTACGGTGCTGGATAAGCGGGTATAGTGTATGTATTTATGGGAGAATTGGGGAGGTCTATAGACGGTGCTTCCACAATATTATCTTCTTCAGTAGCTTCCCGTATCCGACTACCTAAGCTTATAGGAGACTTTACCTTCCCTCGGTGAGAACACTCGGTGCATACGTCAGGGTTAAACTCATCAAACGTATCACATAAGTACGGACCCTTTATAAGGTCCATCTTCTTCTTTGTGTCTTCTGTATTGTACTCAGGATGGTTTCTAGATAGCACTTGCGCGGCTTTATGCCCATCTTCACAGAACTTTGCTATTGATAGCCCCGCTCTCCATAACGGCTCACTTATTTCTTCCTGATTAACGAGTATGTTCCTTAGCTGTTCACACCCGTTACCAGATTTGATTTTATCAACTATATCTTTGAATGTGTTTTTCTTGTTACCAAGTAACGCTTCCATGACAGCGTTGCTACCAGACGGTATATGTCTAGTAGGTACTGGTATCAAGTCAGTCCCCATATACTCCTTGAACACATCTATGTGCATGGGCTTAGATATGTCTGTACCGAAGAACCCTACTGGTGTTGGGGGGTCTGTTTTATAGTTATGAGTCGTGGGTACACGAAGAACCCTAGCGGCATCTGCTGTGACGGCAGGGTCTGCTAGTAGTTTATGTTCTACGCAGAGTTGTTTAAGCCTCTCTGCTATTGGTAGCCATTCTTCTATGCTAACAGGCTCTGACAAGAACCAGTAAACATGAATCCCTCGTCCCGAGTTAATTAGCGTAGGTCTTGGCAGGTCTAGAGTCTTACAGAACCCTCGCAAAGCTAACATAGCTTCATTCTGGTTCTCGTAGTCTTTGCTAGGACCACAGTCTAAATCTAGAAAAAACGCTCTAAGTTGTTTTACGTTGTTTACTTTACGTGACCCATCTTCTTTAAAAGTAGCCAACGCAAAATACGCATCAAACCCAGCTTCGTCTAGTTCCTGCGCTTTTGTCAGAACAGCGTCTATGGAAGTATAAAACTTTTGTACTCTACGGTCCTGTAACCGCAAAGATGCAAACACACAGTAAAAGCCATCTTCCCCTAACGCTCTCTGTAAGAATTTTTTTGTTTCCATTATTACTTACCTGAGAGAAATCCCCAACCACGCTAGGCGCAGTTGGGGTTATGTTAAAAGATTTAATCGTCCCAATCATCCACGATAGCGTCGATCTCAGGGTCTTTAGCCTTTACAGAAGCGGGCTTCTTAGCCACCTTCTTAGGCTCAACTATATCTTCTACAACTTCTTCCTCAGATACTTCTGGTTCCGTTGTACTATGGAACGGATTACCACCAAGTTCAGCTTCAAAACCTTCAGTAGCTTCAAATGGAGATGCCATCTGCATAGGTACGTAGTTAGTAACCTGCACAGCGTTCATACGTAGGGACACGCCAGTACCAACACCTTTAGCGTTGTAAGGCACGCATACCCCTGCAATATTTATAGTGCTACCTGTAGTAAGTAAGAAATCATTAGGTAGTTTAGAATTGGAAGCATCGTATTGTGTTGGCTTCCTAGTAGCATCTTTACCATACGCCCCCTTCAAAGAACTCTTAAACGTATACGTGCCTTCTTCTTCCTTGACAAAAGGGTTGTCAAACTTCTCAGGCCAATCATCTCCGGCTTTCTCCGTGTAGGCTTCTTTCATCTGGGCAAACAACTTCTTAGCCTGTCCGCTATTCATACGAAAACCTACTTCGTATTTAGCTCCATCATCAAACACATCACAGGGTACAGAACGTTTCTCCTTGCTATCGAACCTGTATGTCTTATCTAAACGAGGCCACAGAGCTTCTACTTGACTAACCATAAACTGTACTGTTTTGGGCTTATCAGCCATATTACTTCTCCTAATGTTGAAACCCACTTGTACTTTCAAACGGGGATTTTGTGCTACCCTCAAATGGTGTGTAGTCCAGTGTAATCGCCTGTGCCGTATCAGCGTGGGTAATCATACTTGAGGCTACATTGAATTCTTCATCCCGTAGAGGGCGAATTGGTTTGAAGAATAACTTCGGTGTATTGCTGTTTTCGTCAAAATATATCTCAGTAAGAACAGACATGACTGGAGTATCCCTAGCGGATAAGAACTCCGCGTATGCTTTCATAGGCATATGCCCTTCTCTTGCCTGTCCGAATATAGATGTAGCAGGTAATCTTACTTGATATACCTCCTGTAACCTGTCCGCAGGTAAAACCGCTATCTGCTGTGCAAACCTGCAAGCCCTACTACTTTTATAGCCTGACCCACGTATATTATGTGAGCAGTCCATACACCTAGCCGCTTGACGTTGTTCTTGTGGTACATCAGGAGATGGAGTTTGAGTATCTGATGACCAACAAGTAGGTAGTATTAATTTATCTGGATCGTAGCTACCTTCGTAATAAGACCTCGATACAAACGCGGCGTTTACTATAACAACTTCATATTTATTAGCGTTTACTAATATATTTCCTCCATCGGAACACTCAGTAAACACTTTATCACGTATACTTATACGTCTCATAGATCTTCATCTACTTCGGTAGTGCTTTCGGTATCTTTGCTATTACCCGCAGACAAAGCGGCGGTAACATCGTCTATACAGAAACGATATGTATTGACTACACGGATGTAGGTATCTTCTGGTATATGCTTGTTTCTAACCCATCCACGTATAGTAGATATTGATACTTGTAGATGGTTAGCTAGTTTTTCGATAGTTACGTAAGGGCCACTCATTATTTTTTCCTAACTGATATCATGTACTCACTGTCCACATTTAATCCCGGTGGCACGGATTCCGGGTTCTCTTCTAAAAATTGTTTTACGTTGCCTTGATTTAATCTTTTCTCGAAGAACTCAGGGACACTATGCTCTTCTACGAAGTTGTACATAGATTCCCAATCACTAGTCCAGTAGCGTGTCTTAACGGTCCTGTAAAAAAGCCCCTCTGAAGTTCTTACGCTATCGACATCATGTTCTTTACAATGATCTAATAACGCTCTCTTTATAATATCTTGCTGTTCTTGCAAGCCCCCGTCTTGTTCCTTAAAGTTTGCGGATAATTCGCTCCGCTTTGCTTTTATTTTAAGGTAGACCTTGGTTAATTTGTTTAGTTCTCCACTCATTTTGCACCTCCAAATCTTTGTAGAGTATGCAATTTAGTGGCAGATAATACTCTAGTCAAGTAATTTGTTATATAAATCTATAATTTGCGAGTGAACGTCTATTTTACTATCTAATAACCGGTAAACGTGTTTCTCTACGAGGGAACCTTGTAGCTGTACGACAGTACATTTGTGTGTTTGCCCTGCACGATGTACACGTGCGTTAGCTTGAGCATAGGTTTCTAGAGAACTCGTTGGCCCCCACCAGACCACAGTATTTGCGGCAGTAAGGGTTACACCATGAGCGGCGGCGGCTGGTTGGATTATAAGTACGCGAGGATCATCCTGTTCTTGGAACGCTTTAAATATTTCTGTGCGTTTACCAACTTTGACATCACCTTGTATGACAGCATTAGTTATACCATCAGCGGTAAGTTTTTCCGCTAGTATGCTTATAGCGTGTTTAAAAGGCACAAACACAAGAACTTTCTGGCTGGACTCGTCTATAACCTCACGTAGAACTCTATACCTATGCTTTATGTCGAACTCTAATGTGTCACCTTTATCGGTATAGATTGCTCCACAAGCTATTTGTAGTAACTTGTTCATGTTAACTGCTGCGTTAACTGCGGTTATTTCTTCTCCAGCGGCTTGAATTACCATACGGTTCCGTAATTCTTTATAGTATTTCTGCTGCTGGCGAGTCATCTCAACTTCCCGAGTGGTGTAAACCATGTCTGGAAGATCTAGACAGTCTTCTTTAGTGTACCGTATAGCAGGTTGCAGTGCGTTGAACACTGTATCTATGGCACTTTCTTTAGGTATCCATTTAAAATTAGTCACCTTGTACATGACCATATCTCGGAACGAGCCAAAGAAACGTGGTACACAATTAGGGTTTATTAATTTAGCTAGGCCATAAGCATCTAAAGGACTTTGTGCGGCAGGTGTACCTGTCATCATCCATAACCACGTGTCAGGTTTCAGCACCTTATTAAGTGTCTTCCACCGCGTAGTCTGTGCGTTCTTATAGTGAGTAGCTTCATCAACGATTATCAGGTCGAAGTTACCGTCTATTATAGCATCTTGTACTATGGCAACACCGTCATAGTTAATTATAACGTATTCGGCATCGCCCTCTATTATCTTACGGCGTTTGTCTGGAGAGCCGTAAGCTATATCTACGCGCCTATGCATAGCAAAACTAAACAAGTCTCCACGCCACGCGCTATCCATGATAGACAACGGGCATATAACTAACACACGTTTAATGGCCCCCTTCTTCAACAGAAAATCTGAAGCCCATATTGCAGAAGCGGTTTTGCCCGTGCCTTGTTCGTTAAAGCAAAACGCTTTCCTATTCATTGTAAGAAACGCGGAAGTATCTTTCTGATGCGCGAAAGGTTTATGTTGTCCGGGCCACGTGTATTGTCCTTTAATAGGTGATGGCACGTTTATATTTAAATTCTTTAGGGTGTGGCTTTCAGTAACGCCCCACTTAACCAACACATTGTTAGTATTAACCTTACGACTTTTCGGTATTACTGTGGTCACTTGTTGAGGATGCCGTAACTTTAACAGCAGTGCCTTATTATTAATTATCTGCAAAACCGTTCTCCTAGGCTTTTTTCTTCTTTTTACCGTTGTTTGCACGGTTCTTACTTGGGGATTGTAACGTGTATCCGTCTGCGTTAGTGCCTCCGTTACGCAGGGGTTTGTTATGACTTATGTCCTTACCCTTACGCTTCGCGGGGCCATTTTCTTTATCGAATTTGCGTCTGGCCCTCTGCCGTTCCATACGGTATTTATGTTCGCCCCGTGCTTTTTGTAGTTCGTACTCATGCTTATAAGGGCGAGGGGATTTAGTATAAGCCATTAGTTTCTCCCGTTGTGAGCGCACTCAGTAACCGCGCAATGTCTTTTACACAACCCACTTGGGCGTGGGTTCCATACATCATTAGCTTCCGCTGTTTCCAACTTACCATAATTTGTTAGCCATTTTTTCCAGAGAGTTGGCTCATTGTCTCTTAGGTAAGTGTCTCTTATTAAGTTCTTAGACACCACGAATAGCAATCCAGCACGTACTTCTTCCACTTCAGGGAAGTGTTTGAAGGTAGCTAGAGCCATGAGTTCTAACTGACCTTTATCGGCATACTTAGCGGACTTCCCTGTTTTGTAATCTACAACCCATGCTAGATCATCATCTAGAATTATTAAATCCGCTACACCGCGAAACCAAACTCCCTTGTCGTAAAACCCACAGGGCTTTAAGTCTTTAGTTAACCCCAGCTTATACTCGCATAGCTTCTCGCCCTGTTTAGCTTGTAGGCTATCCAACGCACCAACAGCGTAATCAAACCTTTCCGGCATAGGAGCGCAATCTTTTATATAATGTTCAGCCGCCTTATGAAACTGGTTTCCATATAGCATAGCTTCAGTTTGCCGCATTGGGTATTCTTTTAATATTTTCTCATGGTAAAACTGCTTCGGACATTGATCGAAGGCTTTAATTTTACTAAAGGACCACGGGGCTATACTCATTTTGTTTCCTGTAGTGGCTTTTCGTACTCCATACCAAACAGAGCATCGATGGCCGGAAGTAATCTATATAGCAACAGCCAGCGGGGGATTGCGTTATATATATTCATTGGGGGATAAGCTCTGGTTATCTTAGTTACTTGACTAATTGATAAGTTATATTCAACCGCTAACTTTACGTGAGAGGTCTTAAATTCGTAAAATTTGTACCGTATCTGATTGTTACGTTCAAAATTACGTTCGTTCGGTATGCAGATCATTCACATTCTCCATAAGACTTACCTACCCCTGATTCACAGTCAATCGGGAGTCCTTCTGCCCATTGAGGTATCATACGCATACAAGTTTCTACGTAATCTCGAGCAGTAGTTACTTCCTCATCACGTACACAGCATACAATGGAGTCGTGTACGGTTAAAACAACTTTGTATTTCTTAGATACTTCCAGCATTTGATAACCAATTATGCACCGTGCTAGAGCTTGGCATACGTTCTCTATAACCTTACCGCCATAGATACGAGTGCGTCCTCGCCTTGTTTGATAAGTATATTCGATACCCATCTCCCCCTGCTCGCCAAGTAGATCACTGTATCTAAGTAATAATCCAGATGGCAACCGGAGCGCGTACTTATCTACGTCAACCTGTAATAAGTTATTACGCCCTAAAGGTAATGCGTCACCACGAGAGAGGTACACTATTGTATTCTGAGCCGCTTTCCATAAGTTATAGATATCCCGATTGGCTTCCCTATAAATCTTTATGACCCTTGCGGCTTCCGACTCACCTATATCCGTACCAAAGTTCTTTAGTTGTTCACGGAACCGTACCGCGCCCATACCATAGCCAGCCCCAAGTATAGTAGTCTTACCAACAAAACGCTGTTCAGAGGTAACGTCTTCTTCTGGAACACCATATATGCGAGATGCCATCTTTATATAAACATCTTCATCGTTAGCGAAAGCATCGACAAGATTCTCTTGCCCCGCTAACCACGCAAGTACCCGTGCTTCTATCTGCGAAGAATCAGCTTCTATCAGGGTGTACCCTTCGGGAGCTATTATGCTCTTCTTTAATTTCTTCCCTGCAACCCCCCTGCTAGGTAGGTTTTGCAAGTTTATCTTATCATCACCACCCCACCTACCAGTATGCGCGGCATAGTATTTAACAGGCACGGGCAGTAGTCCACGCTTGGATATATCTATAAATCGTTGCGTCCTAGTTTCTTCTAGAGTGCTTTTGTTACCTAGCCTAGCGGCTACTAAAGATTGTACCTGTGGGTCTTCGTGGTCACTCAAAGCCTTAAACTCTTGGTCGGTCTTAGCGAAAGCAAATGTTTCCTTGCCCGTAGTAGGGCTTATCTTCATCGGAGGTATTACCCCTAGACCTTCTAGCAGGGTAGCGAATTTGGCATTGCTCATAAGGTCTTTCTTGTCTACCCCTGCTGAGACAAGTAGCTTGTCCTTGTAGTCACGTGTTTCTATAAGATGTTGTTCTAGTAACCCTAGGTCTAAATCTAAGGTGGGTTCTATGAACATACGTAGACTTATATCTATTAGCTTTAGTTCTTCCCTTGGAAAATTAGGGGCAAATACTTTGAACAGATCATACGTAAGATCAACGTCATTAGTACAGTAGTCCCCGTATTTAGAAAGTTCTTCAGAGGTAAAGTCGGCACGGTGCTTTCCTAATGCGTCTTCTACCGCAGTACCTTTAGCCCCAAGAGAATACCTCTCAGCCAAAGCCCGAAGGCTTCCACTGACTTCCACCCCATCCATAGCACGGGCAATACAAAGAGTATCGGCATATACGCGAGGAGTAATATCAAAAAGCCAATTAGCAATGGCCCCATCAAAAACAGTGTTATGAGCAAGGAACATAGCCCCGCCCCAATCAAACGTATGTAGGAAGTCTCTAATTTGTTGTCTTGATCCACTGGCCCACTCCGTTGTATTGTTGTTGACCTTAACCCCTACACCAATAACCTCAAAGCGAGGGTCGCGCACGTATTCTT